ATTTCAGCAACTGTTGAACAAATCCAAGATCTTAACCGAGTTTGGAACTTTGACGTAATCTCTATGTTAGAGAACGTAGCAGTTAACGAATTAGCTCAATCAATCAACAAAAAGTTAGTTGACCGTGTTCTTAATTTAGGATCAGTTCATGCTACTGCTGTTGAAGGTGTTGAAGGTGCAGGTATCACTACTTTGGACCTAACTGTTGGAACAACTGGATTTGAGAACATCTCAACTCTACAACGTCGTGTTGTAACTAAAATTCTTGAAATGGCTAACTTGATTTATCATAGAGGTCGTTTCGGTGCAGGTACATACATCGTTACTAACGGTCGTGTTGCTTCTGCTTTAGCAGATGTAGCTGGTTACTCTTTCGCTCCATTCAATAATGATCTTCCATCTACTGCTGGTCAATTGTACCCTGCAGGTAAAGTACATGGTTTAACCATCTACGTTGATCCTAACTTGAAATTCAGCGATAACCGTATCCATATCGGTCGTAAAGGAGCTGATGAAGAACCAGGTGTTAAATTCCTTCCATATATCATGGCAGAGTCTCTTCAAACAATTGCAGAGGGAACTTTCTCTCCAAAAATTGGTATGAAATCTCGTTATGCTATCACTGAAGCTGGATGGCACCCAGAAACTCAATACATTACTTTGGCTGTAACAGGTCTAGGAGTATTGACTGGTTCAACTCGCCCTGCTTCTTCTTACTAATAATAAGAATTAATAAGCTTAATACGGAAAAGGCTCCTCACAAGGGAGCCTTTTTCTTTTTTAAGGACGGGTCACTAATAAATAACATTCTAAAGTACTTAAAAAATAATACAAACAAATGAGCAATTCTGTTTTAAACTACTCACAATTTCTTTTAGAAAAGAAAGCAATCAACCAAGAAATGGCTGAATTACCTAACGGTAAAGGTTCAAAGTCTAACACAACTGTAAAACAGGCAATGTCTGAACTTCCAAAAGGTAAAGGTAAAGGTATTAGCAAATCAGTAAAACCTGAAATGGCTACTCTTCCTAAAGGAAAAGGTAAAATGATTGGAAAATCAGTAGATACAAAAGTTTCTAAATTACCTACAACTAAAGGCTCTTCACCTAAAAAATCAGTAGACCCTAAAATGTCTAAATTGATAATTAAAGGTAAAGCTATCAGTAAGAAAGTTGAGCCTAACATGGCTAAAATGCCTAAGTAATTAAAAAACCCATTCTGAAATGTCAGATCAAAACAAACATAAGGTCACGTCCTTTCAGTCGTTCGTTGTTCAAGAAAATTCAATCAAGGATTTAGTTGGAAAAACTGATGATGAACAATTGGACTTAGATGATGCTCGTAGTATTGGAAAGAAGATTTCCAAAATGAAAGGTGAAGATCGTAAGAAATACGTTGGGATTGTTAATTTTATGGGAGCATCTTGTAGAATTTACAATGAGATTTGGGCTAACTATAAACCAGTTGATCCATCAACCAAAAAATCAAACCGTGGAAAAGAATTCCAAGGTGAAAAAGAAGTAGGTTAATAATTGAGCGCACAAGGAGTAATAGCTGAATCAGTAGCAAGTTTTAAAATAACTTGGGATAATCCTGGCAATGGTCAACAGCCAAAGTGGGATCAAAATAAACAGTCAATTGAGTTACATCAAACTGACGTTTATCCTGATTTACAATATGTGTCAGCATTTGCAGCTCCAGTCTATACCAAGTATACGTCTGGATCACTTCTAAACGACTTAATTGTTGAGATTAATAAAGTTATTGACTCTAAATTAACTAGTAAGTCTGATGATAAAAAGGAAAAAGTTGACGAGTTATATCTTAATGCTGGACCTGCTGCCTCTAAACAACTAGGAGCTGGGCCAGAAGCAGCTAAGCAACTAGGAGCCGGCCCATCTGCCCCTAAGCAGTTAGGAGCTGGGTCAAAAGAAGAGGACCCGATTAAAGCAGATGATGAGAAACCTGCTGAGATTATTGATACTAATAAAGAAACTAGTAATGAACCTAAGGTGACGACAAATGATCAGGAACTTGCTATTACAACTACTACCATTGCACCACAAAAAACTGAGTCATCTGCATATACAGTTACAGTATATGGAGATAACTTAAGATTCTTAGAAGGTCAAGAAGGTCGAGGAGCTTATTCGTCAGGCATTAAGTTTTTATATAAAGTTTCAAATAACCTAACTAAACAAGTAGCTGGTGAACAAATTGATAACAGAACAAAGATTTGGGCAGAAGTAACTTCTTCTGGATTATTATCAAAAACAACGCGTCTTGAGTTTGCAGAGTTTGATGAAATTGAATTTAAGTTTGGAGGTAATTTACTTGCTCAGATACTACCTTCAATTGAATTAAGTTTTACACCAGATCCAAATTCAGTCTATTCAAAAGAAAAACCTGAACTTGATATTGCAGATGTTATTAAAGCAACTAATATTACATTAGGAACTAAAACAACCTCTGAGATTAAGTCTTTACAGAAACAAATACAAAAAGAAATCGACTCACGTGAACCTGTTGAAAAACAAAAGCAACCTGGTAAACAAAGTGCTTCGGTTGATAATAAATAACTAAAAAATACGAGATAAAATGGCAGGTCTACCACATTTTAAAAATTCAACAGCAGGTCCAGCTAAATATGAACCCTTGTACCTTAACCAGTTTGAGGTGATTATTACTCCACCACCATTGGTATCGGGTAAAATCGGATTTGGAAATAATTTAATGCTTGAGCACGTGCTTAAAGTATCAACTCTACCTGAATTTTCAGGTTCAGGTTCAGCAGTAGTTACTCAAAACTATAAATTCTCGCAAAGAACTTATGCTCCAGCTAAACCGGCTCAAACATATCATCAGTTTACAATTGAATTTGAGGTTAACTTAAATAATAATAATGATATGTATATCTACAATGCTCTAAGATCATGGGGAGATTTAATATACGATCCATTAACTGGTCGTCAAGGTCTAAAAGCTGATTACGCAGATGCAAGCATTCAAGTAACAATGTTTAATAGAGCTGGTGTAATTTATAGAGATTTTGTATTTGGCCCAGTATTTCTTGGTCCAACCAAAATGACTGAAACTGTTCTTGACTATACAGCAGATAATTCAATTTATAAGTTAACTGCACAATTTACAGCAGATACTTATAAAGAAACCCGAATTGGTCAATAAAATAACTGTTACTATATAATGGACATATTTAATGTAAAACGCCGAGACAATCCTTCAATGGATAATTATATGGACCTAAAGAAACCAGGTTTCGGTGGTCCAAATTCAAAGGAAGACTTTGATAAATCAAAAAGAAAATCACTTGAAGGATACCAACGAGTAGTTGACAGAAATGCCGATTTCGAAGGTGGAAATTTCAATCATAATTATGACCCAACGTGGAAAGCAGTAACCCGTGATTTAATTTCAAGAACTGCAAAGAAAAAACCATTTAATCCAATGTACGCAAAACAAACAATTGCAACAGTTAATGCTGTTGAAGAAGGTACTATCAAACGCTTTGAACAATTCGTTAATGAAAACGAAGGTTTTAATATGTTTGCTGAAGCTGAAGAAGAAACTCCAGAAATGGAAGAAACAACTCCAGAAATGGAAGAAGAAGTTGAAGTAGATCAAGAACAAGTAGAAATGCTAATGGCAGATTTCGGAGATGATCTTGAAGAAATGATTGATGAAATCGCTGAAAAAATGGAACTTGAAAAAGAAGAAGTTTGCGATATTCTATGTGCAGCTATTAAAAAGATGTGCGCTCCTGCTGAAGAAGAGGAAGAAGAAGAAGAAGAAAATCCAGAAGGTGAAGAACCTACTGAAGAAGAAAACGAAGCATAATTAATGAGATTAATTAAATTATTTGAACAATGGGTTTCTGAAGAAGAAAAGGCTGTAGATTCTCCTAAAGTTGAGGATACGGCTAAACCCAGCAATTCATATAATCTTAAAGTATCATCAACTGACGCTGGAGATTTTGAAGTTACCGCAAATGCCGATTCAGAATTTACAACAGATTCAGCAAAATCGTTTAATGTAATTAGTTCAACTAATTCAAATATTAAATCGGGAGCAACTATTATGGTTTCTCCAAAGGCTGATAAAGCTGGAGATTTTGATATTATTGCAGTAAATGACAAAACTAAACCAGAAGAGTCATTAATTTATTCAGGAACAGTAGAAACAACTAAATCCTAAGTTTTAAAAGTATATTAAATTAGAAAGGGG